GAGGGCTTCCAAACCAGCAATACCAGCAAGAACGCAATAGTACTCAATATGCAGACAGCGATAGAAAACAAAAATGTTACACTCTTGCCGGACGATAAGGAGATAAGGGAGTTTGGTTATTTCACCGCCACATATAACCCCAAGACCAGGAATGTAAGTTATGCCGCCCCACAAGGACTTAACGATGACTGCGTAATGGCAACCCTCATAGCTTTTGACGCATACAGACAGGGAACAACTGTAGGAAGTTACAGCATAGGGTTCGCAGGAGGCAATAAACGATAACATATTACAGTTATGACATATTACGATTTGAGCATAGATAAATACTTGCAAATTAAGGATGTACTTGAAAATGTAGAGGACGATTTGAATACCCAGGTCACCCTATTAAGCATTATAAACGAATGTACGGAAGACGAGTTGCTTGACCTTCCCCTCGCTGATTATCATAAGAAGGTGGCAGACCTCGCTTTCCTTTCTGAACCGATTAGCCCCAGACCCAACTGTCCCAAGACCATTACGATAGACAAGGAGGTATATGAGGCTGTGAGGGATGTTAAGCAATTCACTGCGGGCCAATATATTGACTATAACTCACTTATCAAATCAGAAGACTTCTATTCTGTCCTTCCCAATATCCTGGCTTGCTTCTTCATTCCAAAGGGCAAGGACTACGGCAAGGACTATGACATTATGGAGGTGGCGAAGAAGATACGCTACAATGTCTCAATAGGTCTGGCAATGGATGTCTGCTTTTTTTTTCAGATGAGGTCAATTCGTTCAATAAATCGTATGCTGGACTATTTGGTCTTAACGACAAAGATACAGATGAGGAAAGCGGACAAGGAGACGAAGCCGAAGCTGAAGATAGCCTTGAACAAGATACAGCTGTTGAGGGATTCTTTCAACGCTGGGGTTGGTGGCACAATGTGGATGCGGTCTCGGAAACTTTAAGGATTAGTTGGGATGAAGTACTGCAAAAGTCTGTGGTAGAGTTCCTTAATATATTATCATACAGAAAGGACAAGAATAACTGGGAAAGAGAAAGCATAAGGAGAGCGACAAACAAGAATGGACGAACTTATTAAATGGGAACACCTGCAAAAGGTTCTGGGTGACTTCGCTGTTGAGTTGAGGAACAGATACCAGGACAATTTGATTAGGGACGGAAAGATAGCGACAGGAAATCTCTTAAACTCAATAGATTACAAGGTACAGTACGATGACAGGGCAATCTGGGTTGAACTGCACCTTGAAGAGTATTACAAGTGGGTGGAGAATGGAAGAGGACCCGGCAAGTTCCCACCACCCGACAAGATACTGGAATGGATAAGGATAAAGCCGGTAGTCCCAGACGATAGAGGTGGAAGACTGCCTACGGAACAACAGTTGGCCTTCCTTATCGGTAGAAAGATTGCGGAGGAAGGAATTGAGCCGGGAAACCAACTCCACAACGCAATGGACGATATTTACCCACACTTTGAAGAGAAGATTGACGAAGCGATAGCCCTTGATGTGAATGACGCTGTGGATATCATATTCAGTTCCTTCTTCAACTAATATCGGGTATTTATTAGATAATCACCAAATATCTAACAATTCCTTGATAAACCCGAACCTAAACTCAAAAACGCTTGGCAGAGAATAAATATTTCATCTAAAAAACAATATGGCTACAATCAAGGCTCCTATTTGGCAGGACATATACTATACCTCTACAACCTATTCCATACTGTCTTATGCGGTACAGATAGTAGGGCAGACTATCATATACACAGGAAGGGCTTATCGGAGGCCTGGTTCTTCTGTATTATCAATCAATATAACGAAGATTTGCCAGGACTACATAAAGGATTCATTCAGAGATGCGGATTTCAGAAACTATGCCGGACAAAGTTATATGCACCCCAATTCTTATGTGGAGTTTGACCTAATAAATTTGGATAATGGCGCTCTCCTAGATAGTTATGGATTTGTATATGATTGGAGTTATGAGAATTGGGACGGGGGCAATAGAACCGTTTCAAACCCCATCAATGAACACTATGTGACGGGAATGTACAGCTTCAATTCAATTTTCAACGGCTCTCTATCTGGTATTACGACCCAGATAGAAACGGTTGCTGATGGAAATTATTGTGGGGAAATTGCTCTTTATTACAAGAACAGAAAGGGAGGCTGGGATTCATTCCTTATTGAGGGAACCTGGACCAAGAAGGACGAATACACCAAATACACCTATAACCGTAGCTTCAACAACAATACCCTGGAGTTTGAGAACGGAACATATCACTCCCAGATTGTTACCAGCTATGTCCTCAATACCGGGTGGCTCAATGACCAGCAGAGCGATAACCTTGCATTTAACTTATTGAGTTCCAATGAGGTATATCTCCACAATCTATGCGAAGACAAGGTGTATCCAGTAATAGTAAAGGACGACACCGCAACATATAAGACCTATAAGAATAACTCTCGCAAACTTGTCAATTACCAGATAAATGTTGAAGAGAGCCAGAGGAAGGAAGTACTTTAACCTATGAGACAAGAGATAGAACTTTATCTTGGTGGGCAGTCAGTTGAGTTTAACGAACCGCCTGAAATACTGTTCTCCTATATCCGTACAGACTACACAGACCCTACTGTATTGAGGAACAGCTATTCAAAGACATTGACCATTGAAGGAACCCCGAACAACAACCAAATATTCAACAGCATCTATCACCTGGACAAGATTTCTGACTACGGGACATTCAACCCGGCCAAGAGAATGGACTTCCAGCTGTTCAGTAATGGAGACATATTGGAACAGGGCTATGCAAAACTGGACAAGATAAACAAGAACGAAAAAAACATCACATACGACATAAGTTTGTATGGAGGTTTAGGCGAGTTTTTATATAATTTGAGTTTTGACCAGACCGCAGAGGGTAGTGATGTAAGTAGAGGTGGTGGAGAAGGTCGTAGGCTTTCTTCGCTTGTGTTCTATGATGAAACCGAACCTAATTCGGAGTTTGACTTCAATATCACAAAGGAAACGGTTGCAGAGGCTTGGGAGGCATTGGAGAAGGGAACCGGGGCTACAAAATGGCAATATATCAACTTTGCTCCGGCCTATAACGGATATCCGAAAGACTTTGATTCCGATAAGGTTCTAATAAATACACAAGGCTCAACTGTTCCTGTCGTTTATAATAATAATGGTACGACTGGAACTTCAACCGGCTTCCCAACTTCCATCGTACAAGGGAACACTACTTATAGAGCATACAATAATTATGCACTGGGAGAACTGCCGAAGGAGATGACGGAATGGGAAATGCGAGACCTCCGTAGCTACCTCCAAAGGCCGGTTATGTCAATGAAGGGTTTTATCCAGGCAATTTCAAATCCGAACAACAATGGAGGATATTCCGTTGATTTGGATACCCGTTTCTTCAATTCAGATAACCCATATTATGAGAAAGCCTGGGTTACGCTTCCACAATTGAAAAAGGACGAGGTTGTTACGGGACAATCTGCTAAAACGGAAGCAGCAAACAATGTACTTTCAATTGGCTCATATATTGGCGAGGACTACGATATGAGATACTATTTGCAGGGCCTTCAGCCAGGTGCGGTTTATAACGGTATTGATGTCACTTTCCGATTTTCTGTGAATGTAGCCGGTATGCCGAACCAGATTATGACAACGGCTATTGATTATTATGCCGGTGGTCTATTCGCTTCTGATGCTGCCTATTTCTCATCCATCTTTGTACAATTGGTGGGAGAGGATGAAAATGGTACTCCAATTGCGGCTTCTCCTATCTATAATTTTACAAGTCCTTATGGTGACCAGCAAGGCTTTAAATTCATCTTCGGCAACGAGTGGGAAGGCCCTCAAAACCATTACTGCTCAAGAAGTTTCTTCGGAAGTGCTTATACTCCTGCACTTGAAGCGGAAGATATAGTCAAAAAGGGGCGTTTCGTTAAAACTTCTGGCAATAATTATGTATGGAAGGACATAAACGGAAATGTTGAAACGCTGACGGCCTCACTGTCCGATAAGCTTGAATACAGCAGAGTTTATTTCAGGGTCACAAAGGTCTTTAAGTGGAGGGATATGTCAAATGGGGCAAACCCTAAATTTAACCGTTTTGAAAGGGAAATATTCTCCGGTCTGACCAATACGGAAGAAAAAAGACGCAATATTTTAGTTGGATGGGTGCCGGATTCTTCTTGGCTTGGAGGCGATTATAAATTAAGTGCAAAGACTGCGGTTACCCAGACACAGGTAGTTGGCTCGCAGGTAAAATATACAATTACAAGTGATGTTGTACGAAGCGGTGACCATATAAGCAAGGGTGACCTACTTAACTTTGACGGAACCCCTTGCGATTACCTACTGTCATATTGCAAGCTATTTAATCTGTACTTATCCAAGGATACTTATGAAAGGAAGATATACATAAGGACCAGGGATACTTTCTATAACGGTGGTACAATTGACCTTGACCAGTTCATTGACCGTAGCAAGGAAATTAAAGTAAGTCCCCTCGCAATGGAGAGTAGGTGGTATGACTTCGCTTACCCGGAAGATGAAATGTGCGGAGCAGCAGAGGATTATGACTTCAACTATGGTGTGGAATACGGAAAGAACAAAGTGCAGACTACATATGAATTTGATTCAGCAGCGAAGAATCTGTTTGAAGGCAATATCTATCAGAATGGTGTGCAGGTCCAGGAATCTTCCAAATATTACACTTTAAGAACCGTAAGGGGAAATCCAAGGGACAGAACGGGTGGTGGCTTATGGAGAACGGTTCCTACTTTCCTGTATAATTCAATTGAGTATCAACTGTTTTCTACTCCGAATGATTCTTTGTCCTCTTGTGCTATCCTTCCACCTAGCGGCTATACACAGACAGGCTACACTTCCGAAGACGGTAAGGAGGACTGGCTACCGAAGCTTCAGCTGAATAATGACAACGAACCAATTGACGGGACGAATGTCTTATGTTTTTATAGCGGTTTTAAGTCTTCTCCTTATACTGGGGGCCAACAGGCTATTTATTTTCTGTCAGATGACCTCCCTGAAATGTATGTAATAAATGGTGAAACCCCTTGCTGGCTATGGACAAAGACGGAAAAAAGTGGGGATGTTACGATTGCAAAGGGTATGACAAAGCTTCCCATCTTCTCCCGTATGCTTTATGACGGGGATGGGACAAAAATTGATTATACCTGGGACTTCGGCAGGGTAAGGAATACATATGTCCCAGTGAAGGAATATTCTGATAAGGCTACAATCTTTGAGAGATGGTGGGCTGATTATGTTTCTGACCTTTATAATGCCAATACAAGGGTCGTTGAGGCCTATGTGAAGATGGAGGGGAAGGTTGTTGGTGACTGGCTCCGGGCAATGTACTGGTGGGATAACTGCTACTGGGTCTTAACTGAAATCAACGACTACAACATAACATCCTTTGCTACAACCAGATGCAAGTTTGTTAAGGTCAATGACATTTCAAACTATACGGATGGAATAACACCCCCTCCTGCCGCTGTTTCCACTGTTACAATTGTGCCGGAAAAATATATGATTACCACTACCGGTGAAACAATTACAGCCACAGTAAAGACTTCTGATGGAGGAACTTGGCAATTGGAGTACCCTTCATTTGTTCATCCTTCACAGACAGCAGGAACAGGAGACACACAGATTACATTAAGGTTTGACAGCAACCCGAACACTGATGGCAGGGAGTTTGACATAAGGACTTACAGAACGGTTGGTACAAGCACCCATTTCTGGCAGGAAGGTACGGATAGTACTGACCAGGGATTTGACAAAAACGGTGAAGATATTAGTGGAACCGGAACAACTGACGGTTTCGCCCTTATCTTTAATTACACCGGTGGAACATACAATTTATCATTTAACTACCGTAACAGAGGAAGTGATACTATTACAGTGTCAAGTCCCGTAGATTGGATAACAACCGGGGGCATTGAATATAATGGAGATATGGTTAAACTCCCAATAATTGTTGAAAGCACAAATAGCAGTAGTAATTGGAATGGAAGAAACGGAAAGGTTAGTATAACTTCTTCAAATGGTAATTTTGAAACATATGTTGATGTAATACAACTATATGTTTCTCAAAACATAAATGCTAATGGAAATAATTCTTCAGTTCCGACCAATGATAGGATTAGAGTTCCCGTTGAACATAGTTTTGAAATACTGGATGGTTTCTGGGCTACTATTACCAATTACGGTACATATGACTATATTACGGCAGCACCAAATATAATTTATAATCAACGAACCCAAACTGTTAAATATACAGTAGAGAAGAATGGAATAACAACAACAGCAACGACAGAAATAAGACAAAAAGGTGGTGGAGGTAGTTTTGTTCTTTCTCCAACAAGTATTACAACCGATTACCAAGAAAGGGATAAAACAATTTCTGTCAAAACCGATTTTCAAAATTGGAGTGTTTGGACAGCAGACACAGGAGATTATGCAAAACCAGACTGGATACAGGTAAATAACTATGCCCCAAGCAATATAAATTATGGTACGGGTACTTTTATTTCCTCTATAACTGTACTTGAAAACACCGGTTCAACAACAAGGACTGGAACACTTTATTATAGATATTATAACAATGCTTATGGATACCTTTATAGTGGTATTACAATAACGCAGACCGGGAAACAGTATAGTATTTCAGCAAGCCCGTCCTCAATATACTTTGAAAAGACCGGTGGGACCCAGTACAGTTATATTATGTCAGAAGGTGCTGGTTGGACTGTTGTTTCAAAGCCAGGCTGGGTTGTGCTTGGTCAGAACAGCGGTCCGGAAGGAAACTCAATCCTCGGCATTTCGGCTGGTGAGAATGGTGGTTCAATAAGGAGCGGAGAGATTGTTTTGAGCAACGGAAGCACCACCACCACTATCGTAGTTACACAGCCTGGTTCAAGTACCGTAAGGTCTCTCACAATAACCCCTTCCGCAGCAACAGCGAACTGGCCAGCTGGTACGGTGACACTTTCGCTTGTCTATACGAACAGGAACGGAGACGATGTAAATCTTACCTCTTCTGATAGCAGCTGGTGCAATGTGTCAAGCGTTACCTGGTCAGGTGATAGTGGAACTGCAATAGTATCAATAACGGCTAACGAAAACAACTACCAAAGACAGGCAACGATAAGTGCTGCAGGTATTTTGGATACGGCCATTACAGCATCGGCAACCATTACACAAAGATTTAATGCTTACATAAATGTCTCACCGAAGACCAAGACATTCCCTATTACTGGCGGTACAAGTACTCTCACTATCAACAGTAATGTAAGTTGGACAATAAATATTGAAGATATAGAATAATATGGCTAATACAACAAACTGGCTAAATGTTTCGGCTTTGAGCGGACAGAGCGGCACAACTGTTCTGTCCCTCACAGCTTCGCCTAACACAGACTTTGTGGAAAAGCAGGCAAGAATAACAGTAATGAACACCACCTACAATGTCTCTGATTCAGCGACTATTACGGAGGTGGGTGGTTATAGATACGCTCCGCTCGTTATTGAGGTTGTTTCATCGGGGGACGGTGTGATTAAATGGTCTATAATTGGTGGTTCTGACGACTATGCTAAAACAATACAATACAGCAAAGACGGTGGCTCAACCTGGACCAGTATTACTTCGTCAAGCGCTGGAACACCGATAAATGTTTCCAATGGTGATATAATCTATTTCAGGGGTAACAATGACAAGTACTATTATAAAGACGGAGAAGATGAAATATTTAGTTGTTTCGTTATCAGTTCTGAAAAAAGATGTAAGGCATATGGAAACATTATGAGCCTTATGAACAGTACAAGTTATGATGCCATAGATACGATAAGCGGAGACAAGAACTTTGGGCCGTTATTCTATGCTTGCTGTGGTCTTACGGAAGCGACAAATGTTGTTCTACCGGCCACAGCCATAACGGATTACTGTTATTACTATCTGTTTGGCAGCTGTACGGCACTTACTTCCGGTCCTCAAAACCTCCCAGCAACCTCAATCGGTGAGCATTGCTATGAAGGAATGTTTCAAAACTGTAGGAGTTTAACTGGTGCTCCGTCCATAGCTGCAACAGTAATGAAAGCGTATTCTTGCAGTGCTATGTTTAATAGATGCCCATCATTAAGAGCAGCACCGGCACTTCCTGCAACTGTTATGGCAGAATATTGCTATGAAAGTATGTTCTATTCCTGCACAACAATCACTACCGGTCCAAATCTTCCGGCAACTACACTTGCAGAACATTGTTATGAAAATATGTTCCTCTTGTGCAATAATATGACTTATATGCCAGATTTGTCAGCGACCACACTTGCGCCACACTGTTGTCACAATATGTTTGGTAGTTGTACAAGACTTACAAGAGCGCCTGGTCTTCCTGCAACAGTTATGGAAGAACATTGTTATTCGTTTATGTTTATCAACTGTAGGAGTCTTGTAACACCGCCAGCACTCCCAGGTACTACATTGGCAAAGAGTTGTTATAATGAGATGTTTATGGGTTGTACAAGTTTGACAAATACACCAGTACTTCCGGCAACCGTACTTGCTGATAGCTGTTATTATGTGATGTTTGCAGAATGTTCAGCCCTTACGAATATATCAACAATATCTGCAAACACCACAGCAAATAAAAGTTGTGTTTGGATGTTCAAGGAATGTGTTTCACTTACCGATATGCCGCAACTGACAGCAACAACTCTTGGTACGGATTGTTATAACTCTATGTTCTCCGGTTGTACGGCCTTGACCGGTTTAACGGAACTACCTGCAACGGTCTTACCAGAATACTGTTACTATGGAATGTTTTCAGCTTGTACGGCTATTGTGAGTGGTTTGACAACAATACCTGCAACTTCCGTTGGGGTTTGTTCTTGCGGACATATGTTTGATGGTTGTACAAGTCTTACTGGCGCACCTTCATTACCGGCCTTGACACTTTCCCAACAGTGTTATGAGGGTATGTTTTCTGGCTGCACAAATCTATCTTATATCAAATGTATGGCTACTAACCTTGGCAATGAAGGAACAATAAACTGGGTTTCTGGTGTCGGTTCAAACGGTACATTTGTCAAAAACGCAAATATGTCTTCCTGGCCAAGCGGAGACAATGGTATTCCTTCAGGCTGGACCATAAGAAATGCAACATAATCACCGCCGTTTAAGACCATTTCGCTACCAATTTTAGACCGGTGACCGGGGACAGGAGTGATGAACCTGTCCCCTTTTTTTATTCTCAATAACACTTCCTTTAAAAATGATATTTCTTGTAAAAACCATTCTAATGGCAGATACAATTGAAAAAGTAATAAAAATAGAAAGTGCTGGTAGCCAGGAGACTGTCAAGGGATTAAAGAAAGAGATTGACAGTTTGCGGGATGCCCTTTTGAATGTTGAGAAGGGTGGAGACGAGTACAAGAAGATACTGGAACAACTCATAAACGACCAGAAAAGACTTGCGGATGTTATGTCAGCGGGAAAGAACGAGGCTTCCGCTGCAACTGGCTCATATAATGCCTTAAAGAACGAAATGAGTGCCCTTAAAAAGGTATGGGGTGAGGTAACCGATGAGGCTTCCAGGGACGAAATAGGCAAGCGTATAGGTGAAATAAACGGCAAATTGAAGGAGTTTGACGCTTCAATCGGCAACTATCAACGCAATGTCGGTAACTATGCAAGCGGTTTTAAGAACGCAAGACAGGAATTGGCAGCACTTAAAACCCAGATGGACAATATGCAGGAGGGTACGGCAGAGTACAATGCGGCTTTTCAAAGGGCTGCAGAGATTACCCATAGCCTTTCTGAACGACAGGAAATGCTCCGTTATAGTGCTGCTGACCTTGGAACACAGTTAAGCAACATTACGGGTATCGCTTCCGGTCTTATGGGTGGTTTCAATGCCCTTCAAGGTGTTCTGGCCCTTACCGGGGACAAGAGTGAAGAGTTGCAGGAGACTATGATGAAGCTCCAGGCCGGTATCGCAATCGTACAGGGCTTGCAGGGACTTGAAGGAATGACCAAGAAGGCGAAGGGTCTTGTTGATGGACTTACCGCAATGATATTCTCCACCAACCAGACAACTGCGGCGGTGGCGGCTGAAACTACGGCTGTTGTAGCCAATACTACGGCCCAGGAAGCCAATACTGTTGCTACTGCCGGTGCTACTGTTGCTACCAAGGCATTCCAAAAGGCACTTGTTGCTACCGGAATTGGTGCAATCGTAGTCCTAATTGGCTCACTTATAGCTCATTGGGAGGATTTGAAGGATGTGATTGGTCTTTCCAGCGAGAAACTTGAAGAGTTCAGGGCCGTAATGGACAAGGTAATTGAAGTTATTGTCGGTGTGGCAAACGCAATCGGCAACATACTTATTACCCCGATAAAGAACGCAATCACCTACATAAGCACCCTTGGAAATGTAATCAAGGATGTTTTCACCCTCAATTTCTCAAAAATCGGTGAGGACATCAAGGCTGGCTTCGGCAAAATCGTTGAACAGACCAAGAAGGGCTATGACATTATCGGCAACTACCAGGAAGGGGCCGCAAAGCAGAGGGAAAGGAACGAACAGAAAGCAATAGAGAGAGCGGCCAAGTTGAGGAAAGAGGAACTTGAAGATTTAATTAAGGACAATGAAGCAAAATACGGAAGTGACTGGAAATACACCGAAGCAGGAAAGAAAGCCTACAATGAATTCTTTGAAAAGAAGATTGCCGGATACAAGAAAGACAGCAAGGAATACAAAGCTGCAATGCGAGAAAAATGGGCGTATGATAGAGAGTACCAGGAACACCTTAATAAAGCATCAAAGACACAGGGCAAACAGGCGAAGGAAGTTACGGACACCCTCTTAAAGGAAGCCGAAAAGATTGCAAAGAGAGCAGAAGATAGTGCAAAGAGTGAGGAACAGTTGCTTAAGGAGAAGTATGAGGAAGAAAAGGCACTGCTCATTAAATATCACAAGGATACAGCAGCCCTTGAAGCTGAATACCAGAGAAATCTCCAAAAGATTAGGGACAAGGCTGCTGCTGATGAACAAGCAAAAGCGGAGAAAGCCAAAGCCGCAGAGGAAAAGGCCCTTGCTGACCGTACAAGGAAGGCTCTCAAAATGTCTGACAGAAGGCTGAAAACTTCTGATGATGCAAATGAACAGGCCGTACAGACCATTGAACTTGAATACTCCCTTAAAGAAGCCAAGTCAAGCGGCTCCTTGTCATTCAACGACCTTATTGAGGAAACCAACCGCATCTATGAGGCAAACAAGCAGCATCTTATGGAACAAGCTGCTGAATATAAGAAACTTATGGATGACAGCACCATTGACAAGGAGGCTAGGGAGAACGCAGAGAGGGATTACAACAATACGATGGCCGAACTGCGTAACCTTGACACCCAGAACCTCATTGACAATACCAATCTGCAGAAGGAAGCAATTGAACAGCAGATTGAAATGTATTCCAACCTTGCGGAATCCATAGGTGACATATTCGGTTCAATCGCTGATATATTGGAGAACGATATTAAGAACAAGGTTAAGAATGGGGAAATCACAGAGGAAGAGGGTGAGAAGCAGTTCAAGGCTGTAAAGGCATTCCAAATCGCACAGGCTACCATACAGACCATTTCCGGTGCAATTGCGGCATTTATGAGCTGTCAGGCAACTTTTCCACAGCCGTACGGAGCAATCATAGGTGCTATACAGGCCGCTGCTGTAACCGCTGCTGGTGTGGCCCAGATTGCGAAGATTAAGAGTACGCAGTTGGGTGGTGGTGGAAGTTCAGCCGGTTCTCCTACCGCAGCCCCCGTACAGACCGCACCGGAGGAATATGTGCCTCAATACACCCAGAATGCTACGGGCGAGAGCGAGATTACCCGTCTTGCCGACAGCATCCACAACCAGAAGGTCTATGTTGTTGAGAGTGACATTACGGAAGCCCAAAACCGTAGCAAGGTGAGGGTAACTGAAAGTACCTGGTAATCAACTTATTAAACTGCGTACCGCCACACAAAGCCGTACGCAGTTTTATATTTTCCTTTACAACAAGCGATAATGTTACCATTGTCAAAACCTAATTCTCGTTTTACTTGCTTAATACTTGGGAATATTTTTATTGCATTGCCGTATAGGTCGTACTGAATGACTGGTTTGGACTTTAAAGGATTATTTGTGTTAGAAATAGCAGCCCTTTTGTTTCTTGTTCCCCAGTTTATATTGTCAGTACGAGACAAAAGATTTAGGTTTTCTATTCTATTGTCCCAAGAACACTCGTTTATGTGATTTACTTCCATATTTTCTGGGATTGGACCATTAAACACTTCATATACAAGGCGATGGACCAAAAATCTGCAAGGTTTCCCATTTTTATAAAGAGTAACCCTTAAATAACCATTTCTTGTAGTTTCCGGGTTAAGAATATGCACTGTTTCTACGAGCCGTTTTCTAACATAATGAGAGCATATTCGTTTTATTCTCCCAAGATTACTAATCAAGTATTTTCCGTCAAAATTAGGTACTGTAATCCACTGTTCCATATACTTAAGATACAGAAAATTACTGACTTATACAAACACAAAACTGAAAAAGCCAGATAATATATTTTATGAAAAAGACTTGCAATGGAAAAAAGAAAATTATATTCAAATGTACCTATCTATCAGGCAATTGTCTGTGATAACGGGCTTGGAATGGAGAAGATTTCCCTTGTAGATGACCCTGCAATGGAGAGTGACTTCCAATTCTTTGCCAATGAGGAAGATAGGTTCAAGTTCTCCGTCCAAAACGAGGAACAGAGGCATATTTTTGGTGTAATCATAAGGGCAGACCACCCAGTTCTCCGTCTTTCGGCAGAGGGCTTCCCTTATTATATTACTTTCTCCAAGGAAACCATTAAGACCATTGTACAGAAGTACTTCCGGGAGGGCAGACAGAATAATTTCAACCTTATGCACACCCCAGGAACCGATGTTGATAGTGTGGAAATGCTTCAAGCCTTCATTAAGGACAAGGAAAGAGGAATTGACCCCAAGGGATTTGAAGATATTGAGGACGGAAGCCTTTTTGGTGAGTTCAAGGTGCTTGATGACACCATATGGGAAGATATTAAGGCCGGAAAGTTCAAGGGCTTCTCAATGGAGATTTTCTATGATATTGAAATCCCCCTGGAAGAGGAAGAAGAGCAGCTGTACAGTGATATACAGGGCCTTTTGGACCAGATAGCGAACCATTTGAAAAAATAAGAATATTTAATATCAAAAGGAGATTTTTAGATATGAATACGAAACTTATGCGAATTAAAGAGACCCTTAAAAGTGTTCTTTCACAGTTTCAAAACGAGAGACTTACCAGCGACAAAGGAATTATAGATGTACAGAAGGCCGGTGACGAGATTGCTGTTGGCGATACCATTGTTCTCGTTGATGAAGAGGGAGTAGAAACCCAGGCCGAAAGCGGTGAATACATTCTCACCGATGGCACTATCCTCAAAGTAGAAGACGGAAAGATTGTTGATATTGTCGTACCGGAAATGGAAGCACCTGCAGAGGAACCCGCACAGGAAGAGGAAGCCCCCGCAGAGGAAGAGGCCCCGGCAGAAGACCCAGTTGATGAAAGGGTTGATGACGAGATTGGAACCGATACCCCGGAAGAAAGTGAAGAGGCTCCGGCAGAGGAAGAGGAAAAACCAGCCGAAGAGGAAGCCCCGGAAGAGGAACCAGCTGCAGAAGAGGAAGCCCCTGCACAGGAAGAGGAAAACGCAGAGGTTGCAGCATTGAGGGCAGAGATTGCCGAGAAGGACGCAAGGATTGCTGAACTTGAAGCCCGTATTGCGGAACTTGAAAAGAAACCGGCTGCTGAACCCGCTACGGAAGAGTTTAAGAAGGTCAATAAGATTTACAAGACCGGTGACGAGAAACTTGACCGCCTTGCAAAGATAATGGGTGCTTAATTCGCTTACTATAAATAACTTACAGGTATGGGTGGCCCTTCGGGGTCACCCCTTTTTTATAAAAAATAACCACTTTCAAAATGCGATATATTTCATAGCAGTAAAAGACTAATAATCAACAAATAATAAAACTAAAAAAAAGGAATAAAACATTATGGCAAGTGCTTGGAATGTTAGCGGTCTTTCCGCTTATGTAAAGGAGAATAGGGACGAGATTCTCCGCAAAGTTATCCTTGAAGGCGACACCATTTCAAAGATGGCAAAGCAGCTTGGTATTAAGACCAAGGAGCGCCTTCACTACTTCAACCTTGACCCTGTTTTCCAGGATGGTAAGGGTTGTGGTTTCTCCGCACAGGGTGCAACCAATCTTACCGAGAAGGACATTGAGGTTGCTCCTATCAAAATCAATATGGAATGGTGCAACGATGACCTGCTTGGCAAGTTCGCAGAGTACCTTGTTCGCTTCGGTGCAAACGCAAACGCTGAAAATCTTGCTTTTGAGCAGCTTATCAGTGACGAACTCGTAAAGAATATCAACAAGTCTATGGAAGAGGCCGTATGGCAGGGTGACACCTCCAATACTGGTCGCACCGACCTCTTTGACGGTCTTCTTGCACAGGCTGACGCTGACGCTGACACCATCAAGGTTAGCTTCGGTACTGGTGACACCCTCTACGCAAAGGTAAAGGCTGTTATTATGGCTATCCCGGAGGAAATCCTTGACAATGCTGTTGTTTTCGTCTCTCCTGCAAACTTCCGCAGCCTCGTATTTGAGCTGCTTGAAATGAACAACTTCCACATTGCACCGGAAGAGATTGAAAGAGGTGAGTTCTACTTCCCTGGTACGACCATTCCTGTCCATAAGACCCTTGGCCTCACCGGTGTTGATGACAAGATTTATGCTTCAACTTGGGAGAATATGGTCTATGGTACTGATATGATGGACGATAAGGAAGAGCTTCGCTTCTGGTTCTCTGATGACGATGACCTCCACAGGCTCAAAGTTAAGTGGGTCTCTGGCGTAGCTACCTACTTCTCCGACTATGTAGTTCTCGGTGAGTAATCTCCACCAAATCAACGACTTCGCAAATAATAATTAAAAAAACAGATTAAAGAAAATGGCTTGTAATTGCACAAATCAGACAATAGCCGGACTTTGCAAAGACTGCGAAGGCTCCCTTGGTGGTATCGTAACCGTTTATCTCGCAAACTACGAAGAGAATATCTTCACTATCACAAGTGGAGCTGTCTCTGGTGTTAAGAGTGGTGTTTCTTTCTACGAATATCAGTTCCGCAAGAACACCGGCTCTATGACCAGCACTTTGAATATTGACCCTGCAAACGGTGTCAATTTCGTACAGACCGACCTCAACCTTGTGTTCTCCCGTATGGAAACCAAGAAGAGGATTGAAATGGCTGCTTTGAGTGTTGGACAGCTTGCAGGTATCGTTAAGGACGCTAACGGCAAATATTACGCTCTTGGTGTAAGTGAGCCCCTTGAGGCTTCTGCTGGTGACGGTCAGACCGGAACCGCCCGTACGGATGGTAACCGCTATTCTATCACCCTCACCGACAACCAGGAAAGCTTCCCTCCGCTCATCCCGGATTCAGTTATGGAGAATGTAACTATCGTTCAGGCTACCAACTAATCTATCTAAAAGAAAGGATGAACCCTTCCCGTTCTGGGGAGGGTTTTCTTTTTGTCTAAACCAATATTTTTTTGTATATTTCTGTAAAAGAGAGCATTATGGAAGAAAATTGGAGAGATGTTCCGGGTTACGAAGGACTTTATCAAATCAGCATAGATACAAAGGAAGGAAAATGCAGAAGGATTCATAAAAGAGGAACTTTCAAACTTTTGTCTAATACACCAAGCAAAAGAGACAACCGGATATTTTGGCACTTATCCAAAAACGGAAAGCATATGCATTGGCAAGCAGCAAGGTGGATAGCACTGGCATTCCCGGAACTGGTTGAGAATGAGTATTTTGAAGGTGCAGAGATTGACCATAAAGACACAGATAGACTTAACAATCAACCTTCCAATTTACGCTGGGTTACAAGAAAAGAGAATAATAACAATCCTCTAACAAGGAAACATTCCAGCAAAACACACACAGAAATACTGATAAATCATCCGAGCACCTCTAAAAGAGTTTTCCAATACACAGCTGATGGTGAGTATGTTACTGACTATCCAAGCCTTGCCGAAGCAAAAAGGCAAACAGGTATTGACAAATCAAATATTACCCGTTGTTGTCTTGGCGAACGGAAATTCGCTGGTAAGAAAAACGGAGAGAAATATATTTGGAAATACACAAATTAAACAAAAGCAATGTAAAAGCCCTGTAAAAGGGGCTTTTTTTTATGTTGGACCAAAGTAAGATTAAGTGATATTTATATAAAAACGAGTTAAGCAAATGGTTTTTCAATTGCAAAATAATGTCACCAAGAAAGAATACAGTTACAATGTGTATGATGTGAATGATAGCACCCTGTTCTGGCACTTTACCCTTACACTTGGAGAGGAAATGGACGAGGGGGAATACACTTACAGACTTATGAACGATGAGATTGAACTGGCAAAAGGGCTTCTACAAATAGGTGACTACAAGAATAATTCAAAGAAATATACAGTTACAGATGTCGGCGGAATCAAGCAATACAACGGCTAATGAGTTCTATTTCACCGCTGTTAAACCATATATCCTTCAAACAGCCCCCTCCAACGAAGAGAAAGATGTCAGGGGCAAGGATTATGTGTTGTGGGGAGAGAACGATGAATATGGAAACTTCCTTTTCAAGTGCTACTCCGAATGTCCTATCCTTCAATCCATTATCAACGGCACTGTGGATTATGTCTGCGGTGACGATATAAAGTTGAATGTCCCGGAACTTGCCTTTGAGGTGAATAGGGAGGGTGAAACTTACAGAGATGTGATTTCCAAGGCCCTTTTGGATTACTTTATTTTCGGCAACGGGTATCTCCAGGTCGTAAAGAACCTTGGGGGGCAGATTGCTGAACTCTATTGGCTTGACGCAAGGTATGTTAGGAGCGGAATAAAGAATCAAACTTTCTATTACAATGAGGACTTCGGCAAGAAATGGGGCAGGTCCAAAAAGACCGTACTTTATCCGGCTTTTATGCCCGAAGGTGGGGATGCCACCAGTATCCTTATGCTTAAAACTCCCAACAGTAGAGGAACTTATGGTACTCCTGTATGGGAATCAGCTTTGAAACCCGTAATGACCGAAATGGAGATAGACAAGTTCCATTTAGCCGAGATACAGAACAATTTCGCTGGAAGTGCGGTCATCAACTTTAACAATGGGACCCCCACCCCAGAGCAGAAGGAGGAAATTGAGAAAAATGTGACCGAAAAGTTTGGCGGTTCAGAAAATGCGGGCCGTATAATGCTTTCTTTTAATAAGGGAAAGGACAATGCAACCACAGTAGAGAGGCTGCAGAGTGACGATTTTGACAGTAGATACAATGACCTGGCAAAGAAGACCCAGTTGCAGATTTTCACAGTCTTCGGGGCTAATGCCAATCTTTTTGGTGTGCCTACGGAGAGCAATGGGTTCAACAGCGAGGAATACCAGTCCAGTTTCAAACTCTACAATCGCACCAGGGTCAAACCAGTCCAAAGATATATTTCAAGTAGAATGGACAGGCTCTTCCAAATGAATGACGCTGTAACAATAGTTCCTTTCACAATTGAAGAAAACACAAAAGAACAAGTAGTTGAGTAACAATGGTTTATATTGAGAACATAACGACAAGTCAGCAGGTTTATATCCCAAGGCAGACTGTGAATACCGGTTCAAGCCAGAATGGGGGCTGTATCAACTTGGAGGACTACTACACAAGGGCAGAGGTTGATGAACTGATTGCCGGTGCGGGTCTGGTTACCAAGGACTATGTTGATACCCAGGACGAAGCAACCCTCCAGTCAGCAAAGGATTATACGGACCAAGCCATTGAGGAAATTGACTTTTCAAAATATGCTACTGTTGCCCAACTTGATGCTGCAATACAGGCTGAACTTGAAAGGGCAACCACAGCTGAAATGAGCCTCAAAGACAGGATTGACAACCTTTTTGATTGGCGAACAAATACACTATATCTAAATAACGAATAAAAAACATTACAAAAATGGCAGACATTGTAAAAATAAATCTGAATGGCGTTGATTACAACATTGTAGATAGTGCCGCAACAAGTGGCCTTTCCACCGAAATCGCAAGGGCACAGGCAGCCGAAAGTGCTAACACCCAGGCAATTGCAGCAGAAGTTGTTGCAAGACAGAGTGCTATAACCGCAGTTGAACAGACGCTTTCCGGCAAGGCTGACCAGGCAACCACCTATACCAAGACGGAGGTTGACAACAAACTTTCCAGTGCAGCAACCGCAACCACACAGCAGATTCAACAGGCTGTAAGCGGCAAGCAGGACACTCTCACCGCAGGAAACGGTATTGACATTACCAACAATGTAATCAGTGTTGATATTGACACCACCCTTTATGTTGTTGTTGCAACCCTTCCGGCAGAACCAGCCGCAGGAAACGAGAACAAGATACACCTTGTACCGGCTGATAGTGGAGAAACCGGAGATATGTACATTGAGTACCTTTGGAAGGGTGATGCTTGGGAGAAGATTGGTGAGAAGCAGATTGAGACTGACCTTTCTGACTACTACAACAAGACCGAGGTTGATAATCTCCTTTCTGCAAAGACCGATAATTCAACTTATTCGGCTTACACCGCTTCAACGGCAACCCTTATCAGTTCAGCCCAGTCCGCTGCTGATGCTGCACAGGGAGACATTGACACCCACATTGCGAACAAAAACAACCCTCACCAGGTTACGGCTGCACAACTTGGCATAAGTGCTTCATATGACGCAACAAACGAGAAACTTATCCTTAACATTCCAGCAGCTTCCTAATAATCTCTAAAACAGTTATTTAGATATGGCTGATATTTCAAAAATAACACTTAACGGGACCGATTACAATGTAAAAGACCCTAACGCACAGGAGACACTTGTAAGCGGAACCAACATAAAGACCATCAACAACCAATCTATCCTGGGTAGTGGGAATATCACTATCCAGGGTGGAGGTGGCGGTGGTGAGAATGTTGTTGAACTTACCCAGGCACAGTATGATGCACTTTCAGCATATGCACCAGATACCACATATATCATTACCGATGCCACACCGATAGATATGGACGATTATGCGACCACCGGAACTGTGAATACACTTTCCGGTCAAGTCTCAACACTTTCCGGTTCTGTGGCGAACAAGGCTGACAAGGCAAGTGTTACTGCAAATAGTGCAAGACTGTTTCCAAGATGGAATGCACAGGGTATAATAACCGGAACAACTGGTTATACAGTTTATGAAAAAAACTTTGGGTTAAATGGGACTATCTATGATATTCTGCGAGATACAAACTCCGACATACCGACTCACTATGCTCCGACTCTTCCAGGAACACAAAACGCTGTCCTTCTTTCAAATGGGGTCGATAAAGCACCAACTTGGTCGTCTTACAAGTTCCAGTTCATTACGCAGACAGCATATGATGCTCTTTCAACAAAGGACAGCACAACGATTTATTTTATTGTAGGATAGTTATGATTTATTTAGGTAGCAACGAAATAGCAGCAATTAAACTTGGCAACACCGACATAAGTGCAATCTATGCCGGTGATTTGCTCATTTGGCCCACAAGCGTAACTGGCTGGTCTGTAACTCCTGCAACGATTGAAATGGAGGCGAGTGGCGGTACAGAAAACATAAGAATAACTTCCCTTTCTGCTTGGTCCATTACTTCAAGCGAGAGTTGGATTACTTTTTCACAGAATAGTGGGGATAGTGGGAGAACAACTGTTGAAGCAACAATCGCTTCCCATACCGATAGCTCTGCAAGAACGGCAACGATTACTGTGACTGACGGGACAAATGTAAGTACCATAAGTGTTTCACAAGAAGCATATGCCGACTATGCAAGTCAATATCTTACATTTGAAATCTTGTCTGCTGGCACTATATCTTGGAAGGCAGGTTCTAACTCCGCAACAAAGAGAACCATTCAGTACAGCAAAAACGGTGGGTCTTGGGTGTCAATCACCTCTTCCACTGCGGGCACTTCTTTCAGTGTGGCTGTTGGGGACAAGGTACGCTTCAAGGGAACAAATACAACATATTCCACCCAGAGTGGAGGTACATATGCCAATTCATTTTCCGGTTCAACAGCAGTTTTCAATGCTTATGGAAATGTTATGTCAATGATTCGGGGAGATGACTTCCTAACGGCCAAAACATTTTCCTCTACTTATGTTTTCAGAAACTTTTTCAATACTACGAAAATGGTGGATGCTTCAAACCTTGTATTAGCAGCGACTGCTTTAACGGAAGGTTGCTATATGGCTATGTTTGGAACAACCACTATGCTCCAAAAACCGCCTAAAATACTTCCAGCAACAACACTGGCAAAAAGTTGTTACTTCAATATGTTCTTAAGTGCTTCTACCTTGACGGAGGCCCCAATATTACCAGCGATGACATTGACGGAGAACTGTTACCGAGCTATGTTTTATAGTTGTACAAATCTTACTACAGCACCAGAACTTCCTGCACCGACATTGGCAACTAACTGTTACTATCAGATGTTTGACCAATGTTCCAAACTTAATTATATCAAGTGTCTTGCAACCAATATATTGGCTGCTTCAAACCGCACAAACTGGGTGAGAAATGTTGCCGCTTCGGGTACATTCGTTAAGGCAGCGTCAATGACTTCTTGGCCAACAGGAACAAACGGTATTCCTTCCGGTTGGACGGTTGAAAATAATACTTAACATACTTGGCTATGGCATCATTACCTTCAAATACTTTCGTATGTAACTACAACGCAAGAGATTATGTTGCAGCTACCCTTAAATTGCCAAAAACAGAGGGCCAAAGTTTAAACCAAGACTTAACTTTTCAAAATGCTACTGTGACGGCCAATACAGAAAATGGTTATTTGACAATAAACAATAACAGAATAGTTTTAGACTTTTATTCTGCTGCAGACAATCCATTCAACCGCTATAACAATGCAACAGGAAGAAGTTTAACCATTGTTTATAAAACCAGTGGCAACTTTTCCAACAGTTTGTTTGGAAACAGAGGACGCCAGGATAATGGTTCTGGTGACAATTATAATTATATGGTTAGAGACACCGTATTCCATACCTCTGATTCAAACTTTTTGAGAATGACCGCAAGCACTTCTCCTTATATTATGTATGTCCGTATAAATGAGGATGGCACTTCTGAAAGAAAGTGTGTTACGACTGGGCAGATTGTAACAGCTTCTTCCGTTTCATATGGAAATAACCCTTCAAGTTGTGCTTTTTTCAAGGGATTTGGCGGCGGTTCGTTGGCTGAGAATTATAATGGAAACTTCTATTGGATTTACATTTCAACTGAAGTATTGACAGATGCTGAAATACAACAAGTAATAGATTATAACGAAGAATTATAGTATGGCAAAATATTACGCATACATATCGGGCGGGGCAAATGTCCCAACAAGTGTTTTCAATCCTTATCAGATTTACCAAGGAAATGGTAAGGCTTTAAGGATTGAGTATGTTGGTGATATCACAACTAACTCTACTGTCAATGTCTATGTTTGGAGACAAAGTTCCGGTAACTGGTTCTCTTTGGAACAAGGTAGTTTCCAACAATATATGAACCTTGGTTCCACTACATATGTCACCAATGTCAATTCCACAGCCTCCAACAGACGAAACTTTAATAGTAGTGACCCAAAAAATCCGGCTGTTTTTAGTTTGGCGAATGGTCAGGCAAGTCTTACTTTTGATGATTGGACCACAACCGGTACTTTCTCTGGCGATTTTCCTAATACTAATGTTGTATTTTTTCCTTCCTCACAGGCCAGCAACTTAAAAATGTATTTCTATGAGTTCAAGGTTTATGACAATGCCGGAACGCTTGAACTTGATTTTGTGCCTTATTTGAGCGGAACAACAAAGGGATTGCTGGAAAAATGCAACAATATTTTTTACCCAGCCTCAAACCAATCATACATACAACTGTATGAACTATCTACTTTTGAAACCGATGTCACAGCAATCACAGCGTCTTATAACTCAACCACTTGTGCTGTAACCCTAACAACAGAGGAAGACACAGAATGGACCGCATCAACCTCAAATAACTGGATAACAATATCGCCAAACCAAGGTACAGGTTCTTCTGTATTTGTAGTGACTATAAATAAAAACGCTAACTATGCTTCAAGGACCGGACTTATCACAGTTACAAGCAATGGCGGTGACGAAATTGAAATAGATGTTACCCAGGAAAAACGCCCATTGTTTGTGCCTTCCGAAAACATATACAGAGCTGATTTAGAAGTGGTTAAAGCTTACCGGTCTGGTAGCACAATCAACAAGGCTTATCGTAACGGGGAAATGATTTTATGGAGACGGAACCCACCAACCATATAAAAGATATTTACAATAAACTGAAAGTTATGACAAATGTACTTTTCATAAGTGCGTTTGTCTTTTTCTTTTGTATTTGAGGCCCTTGTTCCAGGGTATATGTCCATTTTTCCACATATGCATATTTTGTTTTGTTGCAGGATTGTTGGTGTTCTCTTTATGGGATACATAACGCAGATTTGACAAAACATTATTTTGCCTGTCACCGTCAATATGGTCAATAACATCATTTTCGTTTTTCTTTTTCAGAAATGCTAAACCAATAAGACTATGTACAGTATGACATTTTGCCTTTCCGTCTTTTGACAACATAACGCAATAGTACTGTGTTTGTACCATAACCTGCTGTTTAAGAATGCGTCCTTTTATGGTGCGGGTTCCATTACCGCAATTGTGAGGAACATATCTATCTATACTTCGTATGTTACCACAATTACTTGCCTGATAATACCCCTCAAAACCAGGTATATCTCTCCATTCTTCTCTGCTTAAATCCATTGCACTATAAAATGATATTTCTATAAAAAATAAGTTATTATGACAAAAGTTCTGTTCTGTTCAGAAAAATACATAAAGGAAAATAGCGGACTGAATGACAACCTCTTCGGCAAGTCACTCCTTCCGGCTATACGGGAAGCCCAAGACATATACCTTCAACAGATTATTGGCGAAACCCTCTACAAGAAACTTATTCAACTTGTGAATGACGATACCATTGGTGACGATGAAAACGCCATTTACAAGGAACTGCTTGACGAGTATATCAGGTCCTATATGCTTTACCAGACCATTGTCCAGGTAATCCCCGTAACCAATGTTAAATTAAGCAATTACGGTACTACATTAAGCGATGACCAATACCTTGTCAATTTAAGCCAGGGTGACGCTGAACTCATTGAGAAGCATTATTCCATTATGGCTGATTTCTACGCAAGAAGGCTCCAGGAGTTTATCCTCAATCACTGTGAGGACCTTAAAGTTGATGTATGCACTTGTGACGGGATAAGGGCGAACCTTAATAATGCGGCCACTACGGGGATATTTCTGGGCGGTCAGCGAGGAAGGAGGATTGTTCCAGGGCCTGTATCGTACAAGCGGTAACCTTTTCGTTTATTTTTGGTATTAAAGGAAGTACTTGGGAAATGGCGGTTTCTATATCTGAACCGCCATTCATTGTATATTGGAAGCTGTAATGAAGTCCCCGGCTTGTGTCCCGGTCTTCAACAGCTGGAAGCGAGTAGGTAAAAATTGTGGTATTTCTGTTTTGATTGAATAAATTAGGAAAAAGCCGGAGAAGTTCAAACCCTATGAAGCGTATGGAATTATAAAGAAGAACTGAATTGGAGAGACCTTTGGGCGTTTTGCATTTACCACTAATAGACATTGTTTTAAAATCATTTGCATTATGCCTGATTATGGTTACTTCTCCGCCTTTTCCTCGTCTTTCTGTAATCGTAAATGGACTTTTTTTGTTCGTTCTTTTTATCATATTCGTTTATCTCTAGTATTATAATACAAAAAAAATCTTAAAAAACAAAACCCTCTATTATGGAGGGTTTTGAAAAATGAAAAAATGTTTTTTGCTTCTTTAAGAACAAAATGGGAGTATAGATTCTACCTACTGCTATGTAGATAACGGGACCGCCCCGCATTATTATAATACAAACTTTTCTATAAAAAAACAAGGGGCCTTGGTGGAAATTTTGGCCCCTTGTCATTGTTGTAATACAGGAATTGTAATACAGGAATAAGAAAACAATCCTTAAAGTATTCTTATTGTTAGCGCAGAAACCAATCTGCACTTAATAATATACAAAAATTATTCGGTTGGTCCAAATAATCTAAAATAGATATTTATAGTAAAGATTTTAAATATGACTTTATTCCAAATCATACAGATATTAAAGGAGATTGCCTTGGCACAGCCGAACATTAAGAGTGCTACGGACGGAAGTATCTACGATATTATGAACACCAATCCGTCTGTAAAGTACGATGTGGTGCATTTCTCCCAGACCACCCACCAGAGCGATGAGGAAACCGATTATTACGGTCTCAACATTTTCTATGTAAGTAGGTTGGAAGATAGCCTGGAAGACAACAGGTTACAGATACAGTCCATTGGCAAGGAGGTCCTGGACAATATTATAAGGACCTTCTGCGAGAACTGGGGCATAGATTTCCCAATAATTACATACACTCCTTTCACACAGAAGTTCAATGACTTATGTGCCGGTTGCTATTGCAATTTGAGGCTTGAAATCCCCAAGGAAATCATTTGTGCTGACGATTACATTGCCGAGGTTGTCCCTGGCAGCGGTATCAAGCTGCAGGATATTGGCATTACAATCACCCAAAACGGTCTTATCGTAGTCACACCGGACGCAGAATATGACGGAATTGGCGAAATACGAATTGAGACCAATGTTCCACAAACCGCTGCTGTCCTACAAGACAAGGAAGTGGAATACACCGAGAACGGTTCTTACAGCATTCACCCAGACCCGGCTTATGACGGTCTTTCTTCGGTAAGTGTTGATGTACTTGTACCGGACAGATACGATGAGGGCTACGATGACGGAAAAGAGGACGGAGAGGCAGAGCAGAAAGCCAAACTCACCGTCACTTCCTTCACCGAAAACAACACCTACACCAGAGAGAATGGTTGGTCTGCAATCACTGTGAATGTTCCGCAAGGACAAGGCTATGAGGAAGGATATGAGGATGGAGTTGAAGACCAGAAAGCAAAACTATCAACCACTTCCGTAACGGAGAACGGCACTTATACCAGAGCTGACGGTTATTCGGCCATTACGGTTGATGTTCCCCAGGGCCAGGGCTATGAAGAGGGGTATGAGGATGGAGAGGCAGCTCAAAAGGCAAAACTCACCGTCACTTCATTTACCCAGAACAATACATATACCAGGACTGATGGTTGGTCAGCGGTAACCGTAAATGTTGATGACAGATACGATGAGGGGTATGATGATGGTGTTGCTGACCAGAAGGCAAAGTTATCAACCACTTCCGTAACCGAGAATGGCACTTATACCAGAGCTGACGGTTATTCCGCTATCACAGTAAATGTTGATGACAGATATGACGAGGGATACGAGGACGGATATGCAGCCGGAGCAGCAGCTTGTAGCGGACTGTTCATTACAGCACTTACACTTAATGTAGATTCGGCAATAACGGCTACAACAACAGCAACAACGACATTCGCTCCATTGACATCAATTACGGATATCTATTATACATCAAGCAATCCTTCAATTGCTACGATTGATTCGGTCACAGGTGAAATTACGCCCATTTCAAACGGAACCGTAACCATTTGTACAATAGATAGATGGAGTGGATTACAGGATTGCAAACTAGTAGAAGTGAGTATGGAATACGAAGATATGCCACTTACTTTTGAAATTATAACAGGAGGTCCAGTCTATTTTAAATCTTCAAAGGATAGTTTTGAACGAACAATACAATATAGAAAGAATGGAGGCGAGTGGATAAGTATCACTAGCTCAACTGCCGGAACTCCGATAAATACTGTTGCCGGGGACATAGTACAATTTGTAGGCAACAATAACTGTTATTCAGAAATAATAAGTGAGCCTACGGGAACTACTTATGAATGGGTATCTTTAACAACATATCATAATAACGGGGTATATTCACAGACCAAATTTAATATTTTGGGGAATATTATGAGCCTTATAAATAGTACTTCGTATCCTTCTGTAAAAACACTTTCAACCAATAGGGCTTTTGGCGATTTATTTTATAATAATAGAGGCGGATTATCTGCTGAAAACTTAAAAATGCCAGCAACTACATTGGTAACCAATTGCTACTATCATTTGTTCTATTATTGTACAAATCTCACAATTGCACCGGAACTTCCTGCAACGACATTGGTAAGTGGTTGCTATGCCGGTATGTTTTCTGGTTGTACAAGTCTCGTAACTGCACCGGCACTTCCTGCAATGTCATTGGCAAATAATTGCTATACAGATATGTTTAACGGATGTACAAGCCTTACAACCGCACCTGTACTTCCCGCAATTACAATGGAAGAACAATGTTACAAGGATATGTTTGAAAGTTGTGGAAGTCTTGCAATAGCTCCTTCCCTCCCAGCGACAACATTGGCATATGGTTGTTACGATGGTATGTTCAGGGACTGCGGAAATCTTATAACGGCGCCACAATTGAATGCAAAAACACTTGTATCAAATTGTTATAGGCAAATGTTTGATAACTGTAAGAAATTGGCTTCAATTACTTGCCTTGCAACGGATATATCGGCCTCTCAATGTACAACAAGCTGGGTACATAATGTTTCTGCAACCGGTACATTTACAAAAGCCGCAGGAATGACTTCTTGGACAAGGGGAGAGAGTGGTATTCCTACCGAATGGAATGTGAGCAATAATTCTTAAAATATTTTAATTGGGGGAAGCCAAACCCTTTCAAAATAATATTTTAGTATGGAAGAGAGAGAAAATGAGCGAACTGTTTAAAGACTTTTGGGTTGGTATGCCTTGGTACCTATACCTTATTCTGGTGCTTGCCTTCGGTTTGATGGTGGCCAGTTTTATTGTACCCCCGCTTGGCGCAATCCACCCTACGGTACTTCAAGGAACAGCTATGATATTGGGTTTCACCTGGTTATTCTACACCACAGTCAATATTCCCGTCTTCATTGAACGGGGGGCAAAAATTAAAGCCTCTTGGAAGGATGCCTCAATTGAAATCGGAAGGAAGAAAGAGAATAATTTTGAAAAAACGGAAGAGGATGCAGAAACCCAGATACTTTAGCCTTGAAGAATTCCTTACTTCAAGCACCGCAAGACAGAAGAGCATAGAGAATATGCCCTCCTGGGAAGTCATTGAACACCTGCTTGAACTTGCCGCTTTCCTTGACGATTTGAGGGAGGCCTGGGGGAGCGGCATTAAGGTCAGTAGCGGTTTCCGAAACGATAAACTCAACACCTATGTCGGTGGGGTGGCCGGTTCAGCACACAAAATCGGCTTTGCCGCTGATATTCAACCAGCTAACGGTAAGTTCAACGAGTTCGTAGAGTTCATAAAGAAATGGGCCAAAGACAAACAGTTTGACCAGATTATAATAGAAAATAAGGGTGCTGTACGGTGGATTCACATTGGTCTTTACAACCGGAAGGGAGAACAGAGAAAGATGCTCTTCAATATGACGGTCAAATGAGTTTGGAAGATGAAGCGATTTTTAAGTATTATAATATTCGGGGTTATGCTCATTGGGTGCCGGACGCTGAAAGAGATACCGGTGGAAACCAAGATAGTTTATGAGTACCGGGACAGCACCATCATAAAAGACAGCGTAAGGGCCATAGATTTGCCCGTAGAGCGCATTAAAGACATTAAGCCGATATATGATACCCTTGAACTTGAGACTTCGTTAGCGGCCTCAAAAACCTGGTTAGATACGACATTTCATATGCTCCGGGGAGAGATACATAACAAGCCCCAAGCAAACATTTCAACACCCTACGAAGAACACATTGTTTATAGGGACAGCATAGTAACGAAGGAAGTGCCCGTTGAAGTGGAAGTGGTTAAAACCGTCCATCCCAAGTACGAGAAATGGCTGTGGGGTTATTTGATACTTTCGCTCCTGGCAATAGCTGGATGTATTTTTGCAAAAATTAAGGGTTTTCCCTTGATTGTGAAGTAAAAAGTTTGTACTTTTAATAAGAACGATATATTTATAGGAAAGACAGCATTGGGGCGCTTGTCAAAGATAGATTAGACGCAGGGTTTTCACATAGGTTTTTTAAGATAATTTTGCCAAATCTCGGTAATAGGTCAGCGCCCCCCAAGAATATGCGACCTGTTACCGGGATTTTTTTATGATAGAGGGAGGGTACGCTGACGAGAAGGCGACCCATTAAGATAGAAGTTCATTGAGAGGAAGAAGATTACTTGCCCCATTCAGGCGTTTAAATACGCTGGGCGATGCCACTTGGTGTATGGCTTTGAAACTGCCAGGTGTGTAAATGGATAAGCAGAGCAATATAAGCCGATTCAATGAGAATGTTAGGTGAAGCATTAAAAGCACCTT